AAATTCTTTATACGTCATTCGTCCAAGTCTGACGCATATTCTAGCTCGCTTTTAACGTGGTTCGCGGCACGTTGATTTTGTGGCTAAGTAATAACAATCTATCGCACCATAATCAAACCTCACATCGTCTTTTCCGATGTGTTTCTTGAATTTTGGTCTGGTAATACCTGAGAAAGCCCACTGATGGTCTTTCATCCGTTCGATAAGTTCGTCCACATTGTTGAAATCACCAAGAAATAACTTGCAGTGCCCGTTGTAGACGAAATAGAGATTTAACATCAATACCTCCTATCCTTCATCCCAGCTGGATAGACAAAGCACCTGCCTGTCGCTCCCTCAAAGATACGACTTGATAGAGCGCCATTCCCAAAATCATCCGAGTAAAGTTCCTTAATTTCTTCACTACTCAGATTCGTGTTGATAATCGTATTGGTCCGATTATCCAGGATCTTGAACAATATCTGATGCGCCCACTCGTTCCGCTTCGTATCAGCCTTGCGACTCTCTTTCCCAAGGTCATCCAAGAAGAGAAAGTCAACCTCAGACAATAGCTTGACCATCTTCGCTTCTGAAAATCCATTGTCAAACTCAAAGCTTTCACGGATCTTGTCAAACAAGGTCACAACAGACACAAACAGTACACTTTTCGGTTCATCATATGCCTTAAACTGCTCATTGAGAAATCGAGCAAAGCCATAGGTCAGATGACTCTTACCAACACCAGACGGACCAGTGATGATAACATTGCCAGTCTCACCTTTCGCATAGCAACGCTCCAATCGTTTCACAAAATTCATAGCATTCTCATCGATGTCAACCCGAATTTCATAGTCATGTAGTGACTTGCTGGCAAGCTTGCTTGAAACGATACTATCGCGAGCAAAGACCTCGTAAGTATCTGATAGCTTGCTTTTAACTTCAGACTCCATGTTCAGTTGCTTTTCAAAGCGTCGGATATTCTCTTTCTCGCATTCAGGACATTGACTAATTTCCTCAACCTTGCCCTTGATGGGAATCTTAACAGACCAAAGATGGCAACCATGAATTTCACAGACATCATCAAGGACTGTCCTAGTTTTGAATTGTTTAAACTGCTTCATCTAAAATCCTAGCCTTTCGTCAACCGTACTAGTCAAGATTGTAGAGCGTTTTGGCATAGGCTGATTCAGATAATTGTCCATCTTATTGCCGAAAAGCGTTTGTGGTTGCAGATACTGTTCATACTCCGTACCTTTCCACTTCGTCACCATAACATCCACAACCTTTTTAAAATCTTCAAGAACATATCCTTCTTTCAGCCTTGCCTTGATAAATTTTTGATGACTAGCAGTATTTACCTTGAAATTTTTCTTAGCTTTCAAATTGAGATAAGAAATAACTTCCTTACAAATCGACAATTTATTATTGTTATTCTCAGTCTTAGTATTCTCAGTCTTGATTGTGTGCACTTTTTGCACTTCCTGAAATGCACTTTTTGCACTTCCAGGGTTCACTTTTTGCACTTCCTGAAATGTACTTTCTACACTTCCGTTAAGAGCCTCAAGATAAATACGGTTCGGTAAGTTCATTCCTTGTCTTACTTCCGTCATTAGACCAGCATCTTTCAACTCCTTTTTGATTTTGATAATCGTATTGTTGCTATTGCAATTTAAGTCAATCATCAACTGTTCATTTGTGTAATACTGGAATACATTCCCTTCTTTATCATGCCAACCATTTTTTAAAGATAGTTCTAACCTATCAAATAGAAGCATATAAAGCATTTTAGCGTTATTACTTAATGTCTTATATTTTTCATCATAGATGAATGGCTTTGGAAATTTGAAAAACGATAAAAAACCAGTGACTTCACTTTTTTTAATCATGGTTATACCTCCTCCACGCTTGAAAATTTTGTGTACTCTTTGTGAAAATACAACTTCACTGTCCCGAGACTCCCATGTCTATTCTTTTCCAGAATCAGCTCCGTCACATTATTCGCTTCTTGACTGTCTGCTTGCTCTTTCTGGTAGTAGGCATCACGATACAGAAAAGCAACAATATCAGCATCTTGCTCTATAGAGCCAGATTCTCGCAAGTCTGCCAGCATTGGGCGCTTATCCTGTCTCTGTTCAACTGCACGGCTTAACTGTGACAGGGCAATGACAGGTACTTTCAAGTCCTTAGCTAGTATCTTCAATTCCCTCGAAATCTCAGAAACTACCTGCTGACGATTCTCGCCTTTTGATCCAGTGATCAGTTGCAAGTAGTCAATGATAATGACTCCAAGGCCTCCCATTTCTTGCGCAAGCTTTCGAGCCTTTGACCGTATCTCTGAGATACGAATACCAGCCGTATCATCAACGAAAATAGGTGCGTCATAGAGATTACCTTGTGCATGTACTAGCCTACTCCATTCCTCAACACTCAGATTCCCAGTTTTAAGATGATACCCTTCAACCATACCCTCAGATGCTAACATCCGTTCAATCAAGCTTTCCGCTCCCATTTCAAGCGAGAAAATGGCGACAGGCTTTTTCTCTTTCACAGCGATGTACTGAGCGATATTCAGAGCTAGCGCTGTCTTACCCATAGCAGGACGAGCAGCAAGGATAATGAGATTATCCTCATGAAGACCAGTCGTAATCTTGTCCAGTCCAACGAATCCAGTAGATAGACCTGTCACAACTCCATCTGTCTGAGAGCGAGTCTCAACCATCTGCATGTGTGTATCAAGGATATCAGCCACATTACGAAATCCAATGCCCATATTTTGATTGCTGATATCAAGCATAGACTTTTCAGTCTTTGCAATGATATCATCGATGGACACATCACCCTGATAAGCACTCGAGAGGGAATCAGATAGGTTTGCTATCATCTTTCTGAGCGTAGCCTTTTCTTTCACAAGCTTTGCGTAATGCTCTACATTTTTTGAAGTAGGGGTTGAGTTTACCAACTCGACAACATAGTTGATGCCCCCAATAGTTGAAATGTCACCTTGATTAGTAAGAGCGGAGATCATTGTAGTAGCATCGATTGGCTCACCTTTTTCAAGCAAAGACAACATGGTTTTAAACACTATCTTATTTGCAGGCTTGTAAAAATCATCTGGAACCACTTCATCTGCTAGAGATATAAGTGAATCAGGGGAGATGAAGACTGAACCGAGAACAGACTGTTCAGCAACTAAATCATGAGGTAATATTCTAAATTCTTCACTCATGCGCTATCCTCCCAATACTTATCTAAATCAACATTCATAACCGCAGCAAGGTTCTTTTGTTCGGTCAAAATTTGACGACGATAAGGAGCAAGTCCTGCTTGTCGCTCTTCCTCGCTACGAGGCAAGTAATATCCGTTCGGCTTCATCTTCTTAGCAACGATAGGATGACCAAAATTCACACGCAGACTCTCAACGACCTCTTCCAGCTTACGCTTTGATAATCCAGTTTCTAAGCGAATTTCACTCGCCTGAATGGGCAAGTCGAAAGTAGCGCAATTCATGATCATGTTTAGCACACGTATTTCCATCTCGCTCATATCACGACAAACAGTCATGTCTTTGCCCTCCATTTTCTAGGATTCTGACGAAAATCCATGGTCATTTCCTTGTAGAGCAATCGTCCATTTTCCTCTAAGAGATTCTCATTTTGTTTTCGTAAAAGATCGTTGTTAGTTGCTTCTTCCTGATAGTCGCTAGCCAGTCTGTCATAATCTTCGATGCATGCTCTAAAAACTTGTGGTACATCCTCAATCGATGAAGCCAGTCCTGTAGGTGGCTGGGTATCGTAGGTTGATTTTCTGCCACACATTCTCAGGTTTCTTCGAGCAACCTCTCTGAAATCTTCTGCTTTTTCAATGATGACCACAACATTTTGCTCATCCGATTTTTCACTTTTAGCCGTAAGGACCATCAGGATAAACATCCCAATGAAAATCACTGCTAAGCCAAGCAACTGGCTTGATAAAGTTGGTTCTGTCATTTTTTCTCCTTATGCTCTCAATTTCTGTACTTGTTTTTCTAACTCTAAAATCTCATAAACATCATTGACATCGTACATAATATCTTTCCCTTGCTTACGAAATCTTAATCCTTTACGTTCTAACTTCTTAATATAGCCATGAGTGAAGCCAAACTTCTTCATCAAAGCCTGTTGATTGATTGGCATACGATCGTTCTCTAACTGCTCCTTGACCTGCTTTTCAGCAAAGGCCAATAATTGATTTGTGAACAATTCAGCACTTTCGCCATCTAATCGTAATTGTAACGTTATTCCTTCCATTTTCTACATCCTCTCAACTATGCGGGCAAGCATTTTTGTGATATAATGGTTTTAATTATTTAAGTATGCGCCTGATTGCTGTCAGGTGCTTTTTGTTTCTTTTCTTTCGTCTTACCCTCCTACTCCATCACCTAACTGCCAACTACCAATCGTTTAATTGCGTTGTTCAAGGTGCTCCTTTCCTATTACGGTTAAACCGCAATGTTGTGTAAAAAAATAATGTCATCAATAGACACACCAAAAGTAGTAGCGATTTGATAAGCTTGGGTTACAGTAGGTTCTGTTTTTCCGCGCTCCCAATTTCCCCAAGTATCAACAGAGACATCAATAGCCTCGGCGGCATCCGCTTGTCTCCAATTTTTTAGAGTTCTCAATGTTTTAAGAGTCATTTTCTGCATCTTACAGTCCTTTCTACATTTTTTATAATTGAGTGACTCAACTATGATTCTATTATAATGCGGTTAAACCGCAATGTCAAGTGTTTTTTGCGTTTTTATCGTATTTTTTTATTTTTTTTCTTTACTTTTTTGCGTTTTTGCCGTAATATATACTATATAAAGGAGTGATACAGATGAGCAATAATAAAAGTAAAGAAATTTTCTCTGCGAACTTGGAAAAGTTAATGAGGAGCAGAGATGTTGATAGAAATAAACTTTGTTCTGATTTAGGATTAAAATACACTACTGTAAGAGATTGGTTAAAGGGTATAACTTATCCTCGCATAGGGAAAATCGAATTACTTGCGGACTATTTTGGAGTTAATAAATCAGACTTGATAGAAGATAAGACTCAAGAAGAAAAAGAAGTAAAAATCCCTACTTCTCCTCTTGTTCAAAGAATAACTGAAAAAGCTGTTAAGCTGACTGCTCCCAGAAAACAAAAAGTTTTGGATTTTACAGAAAATCAATTACGAGACCAATCTAATAAGGTTATTTCACTAGAAGAGGATTTATTTGAATATAAGGTGTATGAAAAACTTTCAGCTGGTTCCGGGTTCTCATACTTCAACGACGGCAACTATGACACTGTTTTTTACGATAAAGACCTGGACCATGATTTCGCATCTTGGGTTTTCGGAGATTCCATGGAACCTAAATTCCAGAACGGAGAGGTTGTTCTCATAAAAGAGACTGGCTTTGATTATGACGGAGCGGTTTATGCTGTTGATTGGGACGGTCAAACATATATTAAAAAGGTTTATCGTGAACCTGATGGATTGCGTTTAGTCTCCCTTAATCCAAAATATAAAGATAAATTCGCACCATTTGATGAAGACCCTAGAATTATTGGAAAAATTGTCGGGAACTTCATGCCATCTGAAAATTAAGGTCAAGGTGCTTATATGTTTACTACTCTTACAGAAAAGGAAATCAAAGCACTCATAGACGAACACAGAAAAACAATTAGTAAAATGGAAAGACAAAGGTCTTTGATAGCCTTTTTGGTTTTGCTGACTTTAATATCTGTTTTTCTGCTTAGTATCGTTGGAAATATACTACTAACAATTTCCTCTTTTATTATCGGTAGTTTAGTTGTTCTCTTTTTGATTGGTATTTTTCCTAGGCAATCTAGTACTGAGCAACTAGAGTATGAAATTGAAGAGCTGAATAAACTATTAGCTGTTCGAATAGAAGATAGAATTAAAAGTCAGGAGATTGACGAGAGAATCATTTATGATGTTATTCTGAAAGTGAAAGGAATATCTTATCATCAAGAAGCTTTCTCAGATTTATGTCAAGAACTCATACAAGAATCAGCTGATGTGCCTTATTTAGGATATACTTCTAAAGAAATTAAAGAAGAGTTGATTTTTAGTGATAGATTTTACAAATATTCCCCTTTTGAGCTTTCAGATGTAGACTTTGTCCCTGAATTGGATAATCAATTTGACCCTAATGCAGTTAAAATTGTGGTTCGAGGTTATCACTTAGGTTATGTCACTAAGTCCAAAAATAGAAAAGTATTAAGGTTAACCACAGATTCAAATAATGAAGTTATAAAAATTGCTAAAATTTATGGTGGTGATTACAAAGATATTGATCCAGAAAGCGATAAACTTCGTACTGTCAAGGATTCATTCAAGATACAAATTAAGTTGAAAGTCTTAAAAAAATAAAAAATCCCCACACTCTCCAACCGCAAGTTTTTGAGTGTGAGGTTTCAACCTTCCATGTGACAAGCAATGGAAAGGATGATAAAAAAATACAACTATAGTTTATCATAAGTTCTACACCTTTTCAACTATGCGGGCAAGCAATCGAAAAGAAAGGACTTTTTATGATAAAAAAATACATTACAAAAAAAGGAGAGACTAGATACCTCTTTCAAACATACCTGGGCATAGACCCTGCAACTAGAAAAGAAAAACGCACAACAAGACGTGGTTTTAAAACTATAAAAGAGGCAAAGACTGCCGAACGTGACCTTCTCTTAGACGTTGAAGAGAATGGTTTTTCAAACAATGAAGATTTCCAGAACCCTACTTTTGCTGAAGTCGCTGATTTGTGGCTTGATAGCTATAAAAGCACTGTAAAACCAACAACATATCAGAACGTTAAGAAAAAACTTAATGTTATGATTGACTCATATTTTACAGATATGAAGATTCAGCAGATCAGTGTAGCTTATTGTCAAAAGGTTGCTATCAAGTTAAGTAATCGCTATATCCTATATGCTAATTACTACTCTGTCATCAGCCGTATTTTCAAGTATGCCGCTTCTCTTGACATCATTAAGTCAAATCCCTTAGACAAGATTATCAAGCCTAAAAATAAACCCTTAAAGGGCAAAGAAAACTACTATACAAAACAGGAATTAACGGAGTTCCTTAAAGTTTCCAAAGCAAATTTTAAGCCTGTAGACTACACTTTTTTCCACTTACTCGCTTTTTCTGGATTGAGAACTGGAGAAGCAATCGGCCTCATGTGGTCAGATGTTGACTTTGAAAATAAACGGTTAAGCATTTCTCGCACGGCTGTCGTAATTGGCAAAAAACAAACTGTCCAGGATCCTAAAACCAAAAGGAGTAAGAGGGTTATCACCTTAGATGATGAAACTCTGAATGTTTTGAAACTCTGGAAACGACAGCAAATAAAAGAATATTTCCAGGCTGGTGTGCCTTACAAACATGATTCGAATTATATTTTTACGAATGACATAGGGGGATGGCTTTTAGCCGCAACTATGAAAGTGAAGCTTAGCAGATTCTTTTGTAAACACAAAGATCTTAAAAAAATTTCGCCTCACGGATTTAGGCATACACATGCTTCTCTTTTGTTTGAAGCTGGTGTTACAGCGAAAATCATTTCAGATAGACTCGGTCACAATAATGTTCAAATCACCCTTGATATGTATACCCACATCAATGATAATCAACGTGTTGAAGTCGTTGACCAGTTCATGGATTTCATCCGCTCCAGCTAAAAGTAAAGTCGTATTCAATTTCGTATTCACTTTTGCTTAACACGCTAGAAGTCCACTGGTTTCAAAGGATTAGCAAGCTGTGTACTATTTATGGTATAATGAGAGAATGAAATACCCAAAAATTGATTTAAAAACTATTCGTCTGCAGGCTAGGCAATTTCAGGCTGAA